AATCCTCACTCATATTTGCCATAATAACAAGAGCTGATTGATTAGTATCTGCAAAACCTTCGGCAACTAGATACTCAAGAATAACATCAAACAGATCAGTTTCTACTTCTTCAAAACGAGGACCTCTTCCAGGGCCACCTAATGGACCAGGAGGGTTACCAAAACGAGGACCTCTTCCAGGGCCACCTAAGGGACCAGGAGGGTTACCAAAACGAGGACCTCTTCCAGGGCCACCTAAGGGACCAGGAGGGTTGCGGAAGTTAACAATTCTATCTAAAGGACCACGACCAGGTAAACCAACATTTCTAAATTCAGTAATTTCTTCTTTCTTTTCTTCTTCCTTCTTTCCTTTCTTCTTACCATTCATTTCAGGAGTCTCTTTTTCAGACTTCTCATCTTCACACTCACATTCAGATTCAGCAATAACTTCTTCTGGTTGAGCGTAAACGGAAGCATATGCCTCCATCAGGTCTTTAACTTGTTTTGCTTCCATTTTACAAATACTTTTTTAGTTATTTATTAGGAGTTTCTTTTTGACGCTCTTTTGACTTCTCAATAGATCCACGAATATCCTTTAAAGTATCTGCGATACTTGGTTTCTTTTCAATTGGAGGTAGTGGTGGAATAGGACCAAACTTAGGAGTTTCTGGTTTTGCTGCTGCTGGTTTAGCGGCAGGTTTTGCTACTGGTTTGGCAGCAGGTTTAGCAGTTGGTTTTGCCGTTGGTTTTGTAGTACCAACTGGCTTTGGTTTTTCTGGTGCTGGGAGTTTTGGTGCAGGAGGAGCAACATCTCCACGCTTCATAGCAGCAGTTAAAGTAGCATCACCAGTTGGTCTTGGTGCCATTACAGCAGCGGCAACACCAGCAGGAGTAATATTTCTTAAAGCAGAAAGAGCACCAGCAGTTCTAACAACTGGTTCAGCAATCTTTCTTCCCTGATCAGCAAATCTTTGAAGTTCTGGGAACCTATCCATATTAGGTCCAGTTGCACGGATTGTTGCACCTGGTCTGTATGGATTTGGTTTTACTGCTGGTTTTGCTGCTGCTGGTTTAACAGCGGGTTTTGCTGGTGGTTTAGGTGCTTTTACTTCAACTGGTTTGTTTGGGTAAAGCATTTTCTTCAAACCACGTGCAAAGATTTCAGTTGGATGTGGTTTATCCAATCCGAGAATATTTGCAATACCACGAGCAACAATCTCTTGTGGATGCATTCCCTGCTCCACAACATAAGTCATAATATAATTTGATTCTTCTAATGTACAACCCTCATTCAAAAGGAAATTCAAAACTTGATCATAGACATCAACACTTTCCGGAAGACCCATTTCTTGCCAGTTCTTATTATTTGCCTTTGCCCATTCTTTTGCTGCTGTCCTCTCTTCTGGTGACATTTTAGACCAAGTATCCCTAATCCTACCCTTGGCAAGTGGATTGTTACGATTATCCCAAGCTCTCTGATAAGATGCGCTCCTATCAGGAACACGTGTTTGTGGTGATTGTCTTGTAATTGGAGGAGGAACAGGTCCACCTTTAAATGTTGGTCCAGGACCCATTGTTGTACCAAAATCTCCTGGTTGAACTCTTGGTCTAGGTGTAGGTGCAGTAGTGGATGTTGGTGCTGAAGTGGGTTTAGGAGTACCACTCATCATTCTCTGCACCCTTTCTTGTCCAGCAATACCTGCTTTCAGTTTATCTGCACCAAGCATTCTCTTTGCTCTATCACTCATTAATGCCTGCGCTTCTTTCGAAGGACCTGCCATCGTTGCTTGTGCAGATGCCTTACGAAGATCATCAAGTTCTTGCTGAAATGACTTACTAGGTGCAGATGGTGTAGTGGGAGTAGTATTTTTAACAGGTGTGTTAGTTGCACTAGAAGTGCTAGTGGAAGTGGATGTAGAACTTGTACTAATCTTCGATCCAGGAGATCCAGGAGTTTTAAAAGTTCCTGCTGCTTTATCTGCTTCTTTTTTCTGCAAAAATGCCTTTCCAGCAGGAGAATCTACATATTTTTGCATATTGACTTTTTCCAAGTCAGCATCGGTAGGGACACGAAAAGTTCCTTGAACTACTTTTCCATCCTTCTTATCAACAACTCCAAGTTGAGATCCAGAAGATGCTATTACTGGTTGCTCATATATTGAGGTATACGCTTCCAGCAAACCCTTATAATGCTTATTACTCATCTCTATAAAATACTTTTTAAATATTTATCAAAAAAGAAGCGCCCCCACTTTGGAGACGCTTCTTGAATGCTTGGCGACGTGCCTTTGCTTGTCTGAGTGCTTGCGGTTTCAGTTTCCGCTTTTGCTCCTTTTTAGAGTGATGTTGCCAATTTGGAAGTTTCATTTTAGTTAAGTTACTGACCAATCGATGACCGTTCGAACTTGTTGATTGTAGGACCAGACTGATTTTAGCATATCAGCATCGATACCGTGTGTTTCCATCTGAACTATCAGAGAATTAAGATCTTTGGGGAAACAGGTTCCACCAAAACCACGATCGTTATCGATACCTGGAACTTGTGTATGAGATTTTCCGATTCGACTATCAGAGGTTACGCCATCACAAACCACATTATAGTTCATACCAATTGCTTCACATAAATCATACATTTTATTAAAGTATGCAACCTTGCAGGCAAGGAATGTATTTGCAAAGTATTTAATTGCCTCACTTTCATCAGATGTGGTGATTACACTTGGAATGTTTGGAAAAATTGTTTGGAAGAAATTTACAAACTGTTGACAAAGATTCTTTTTACCACCAACAACATTTCTTTCAGAGTTTCTAAAATCTTCAACTGCATTTCTAGCAGTCAAAAACTCCGGATTATGAATCACCTTATAACTTTTAGCATATTTTTTGGTTGTCCCAATAGGAACAGTTGATTTGATAATAAAAATACCATCAACTACTTCCGGAAGATTTTTAAAAAAATTATCCAAAATCGAAAGGTCACATTCACCAGTTGATTTCATTGGAGTTGGCAAGCAAACAAAAATAAATGCTTGTTTCAATACTTCATCCAAAGTGTTGAATGATTTATTCTTATCAACATCAAAGACTTTACAATTTACTTTGTCTCTCAGGTTTTGATAAACGGCGTTACCTACAAATCCATTTCCAATAATACCAATCATACAATCATCCTACTAAATCCTTTAACTTTATCAAATTTTATCACATTCTCAAATTTATCGTGCAAGTCTGATTTGTGAGAAATCACGAAGATATTAGCATCCTTAATGACATAACGGATAATCTTCAAGAACTCATCAGTGCCGAAACCATCAAGTGAAGAATCAAATACCTCATCCATAATCAGCAGATTAGTATTGACGGAGTTTTTGACTCGGGCGACTTCTCTCCAAGTGAAGAGAAGGGCAAGGTCGATTCTCATTTTTTCACCCTCACTGAATGAACTATATGAAAAGTCTTCGTGAATGGGTGATTTTACCGTTTCGTTAAATTCTTCGTCCAGATTGAAATTAATATAAAAGTCCATCATCTGAAGGTAACGATTCACCTGCTGATTTATGAACGGAAGATACTTCTTAATTATCTTCGTTTTAACGCCGTCGTCCTTGAGTAAGGAATAGGCAAAATCGTAATAAACGATTTCTTCTTTTTTCTTTGCTAATTCTTCAAATGTTTTTTGGAGATTGGAGCGAAATTCTTCTAACTTCTCATGCTCAGTATTTCGGTTTGCAAGGTTTTGGGTAATAGTTTGAATTTCATTTTCAAGATCTCGGATTTGTCGCTGGTTAAGTGATATCCGAGTATTGTTTTGAGAAATCTCATGATTGAGTTTCGTAATCTCCTTGGAAAGTTCGTTGAATTGACGCTCTCTCTCCTGTTCGAACTTTATTGTTTGTTCAAGTTCTTCATAACCATCTTTAAGTTCCTTTGCCTTATTTTGAGCGTCGGTAATTCTATTTAACCGAAACTCTTCTTCAATAGTCTGAGTACAAGTAGGGCATACCGTATTTTCGTTAAAAAACTTATGCTCTTTGGTAATTGCAGATACTTTCTGTGAGATTTTCCCTTTTAGATTGTTGAGTTTTAATAACTTATCACCAGCACCAATAACTTCTTCTTGATCTTTTGTAAACTTAAAGACTTCTTCTTCTCTTTCAGAATTTTGAGAGATGTAAATTTCAATCTCAGAATCTAACTTAGTAATCTTTTCTTTGTTGACATTGATGTTGGCATTACCACGATTTTCTAGTTCTTCGATGAAGTCTTCCTGCATCTTCATCTTATCCTTAATATTATCCTTCCTCAAATCAAGAGATTTGACCTGCTCCCTTTTTTCCCTAAGTTTATCCTTTACAATGTTATTCATTGCAGAGAACACACGAATATCCAAAAGATCTTCAATCACCTCACGACGATTTGATGTCGTGAGTTGCATAAACGGAACAAAAGTACTACTACCCAGAATTACAATCTGAGTAAAAGATTTGTAATTAAGTTTGAGAATACTTTCTTCAAGGATACGCTGCATCGCACGATCATCTGCTTCACGATGCATTGGAGTTCCATTTACGATGATATCAAAAACAGATGGTTTGATACCACGCCGAACAAGGTACTGACGAGTATTAATTGCAAATTCAACTTCTACAACACACTCTCTTTCATTGGTTGTATTAACAAGTTGAGGTTTATTAATCTTTCTGAATGGTTTGTTAAACAGAACAAAAGTCAAAGCATCCAGAATAGTGGACTTACCAGCTCCGTTTGTTCCAATAATAAGATTTGTGTGATTACTTTGGAAGTCAACTTCTGTAAAACTGTTACCAGTTGAAAGAAAATTACGCCAACGGATCTTTTGAAAGGTTATCATTCAGTTTCGGGGGAATAACAATATCGTTTACTGTAACGACGGCATATTTGTAATTATACCGCTTACAGGTCATTATGGCAAGGGAGTCATCAACCTCTACAACATCCATTTCAGTGTCTTCCTGATCTTCAAGCATCAAAGCATAACGAACGGCATCATCTTCTTCTTCAAAGAGGAAAAGAACCTTTTCCCCATATCGGTTTTGAACAGCGTATGCCCCGTCTTCTTTTTGATCTTTAAGAGTCAGAAGAAACATTACTCAACCTCGCAAGCTTGTGAGTATATCTTTTGTAAAATACCTTTGATGATTGATTTATCACAATCGATTTCAGATTCATCAATATATCTATTCAAAATAGAAATTGTATTTTCAGACTCTTCAACTTCAAAATCTTCATCAATATGTATTTCAAAATTCTCTACAATTTTGAGTTCTTGAATTCCAGATGAATAAAGTTTATCAATGAATTTTTCAAACTTCTTAGGATCAGATTTCTTCTTTACAATGACCTTTACAATTTTTCCAACGTACTCACGAGTATCAAATGTTTGATATGGAGTATCATCATAGTAAACATTATAAAAAAGTTTATATGGGTTATTGATCGGTTCAAATCCTAATGTTTCTGTATCAAAGATATGAAATCCGCGAGTATCATTCACATCATTCCAGAACATCTCATAAGGATTTCCTAGATAGTAGATTTTCCCGTTGTTCGATCGAGTGTGATAGTGTCCCGAGAAGACAAGTTCGAACTTCTCAAATAGTTCGCTTTCCATACCGTCTTCCATGACGTGCCCGCGATGAGCTCTAAATCCGTTGAGTTCAAGGTGCCCCATCGCACACTTGCAAGATGTATTTTGAATAGATTTGAAAGTAGTCTCCTCATTTTCTTGATTAATCCATGGAACAAAAAGTACTTTTAATTTATCTAACTTAACTTCCTCTACTTCTGAATATATTTTAATGTTGTCATATTCTTTGAGAAGAAGACCTACTGAATTGACCGAGTTAGTATTCTTATAGTATGCGGTGTGGTTTCCGACAATCGTATGAACCGTCACACCCATTTGTTGAAGGCGATCATAATAGTTCTCTTTTGCCCATTCAAGTGCCCAAAGATCAATTGATCTACGGTTATCAAAAGTATCCCCCATATCAACAACAGTTTTGATATTGTTCTCTTCAAGATATGGAAAGAAAACGGTATCATAAAACTTTTTAAAATAGTCGTGGAGAAACTTGGACGATTTCCTAGCACCAAAATGCTGATCTGTAATGATTGCTACTTTCATAATTAACTTAAATACGTTATTGCCCTTGAAAATAAGGAAACATCATCGTTTAATAAACCTATTGCCCTATTACACTTACCACACAATAGTCCTCTAACTTCATTAGTTTGATGATTGT